CATCATCAATAAACTACAGTGCACAGTTGGCGCGCGGCCAACATGCAAATGAGGTGCCGGAAGGGGCGGAGCCAGGGGCGGAAGCGCGGCGGCGGCCATCTTGATCGCGGGCGATTCCGGGTTTCGGTTTCCCGCGGTGACGTAGGCTCCCAGGGGCGGAGTTTCGGCCGCGGGATGGGTCTCCGGGGGGCGTGGCCACGCCCCCGGGGAGGTGTGGCGGAAGCGCCCGCCGATTTTTCGCGGGCCGTGTTTGCCCAACTCCGGCTTAGTGTCAGAAAGTGACGCGATCCGCCCCTTTTCGCCGCGGATTAGCCCCGTTTCACCCCTCGGTCTCCGCGCCCATTGGCCCGCTCCTGGGCGCGGACCATGGGGGCGAGCCTCGTGAGTGTTTGGGGTCTGGGCGTGGGAGGGATTGCGTTCCGCGGTCTTTGTCCCGATTTTTTCCGCCTCGCCCCGGCTACGTGTTCTGTGTCTCCCGTTTCCGTGGGAATCCGGGTCGCCTAGGTGCTCACTGTGTGTACCGCGGCGAGTCATCCGGGTCTGTGTCTCCTCGGCGACTGGTGTGTGGTGGGCTCTGGTGGTGAATATATTCGGGAGGGCCATGAAGTACCTCGTCCTGGTGCTCGACGAGAACCTGAGCCGGGTGGACCGAGCGGTGCTGTGCAGCGACGCGTCTCAGCTGGTCTCCGTGGGTCGTCCGCCGGCGTCTCCCGCGACCCCGCCGCAGCTGTCGCCGGCGGCGGCGAGTCCCGTGCCCTTCTCGCCGGCCGGGGCCCGGTCTCCGCCGCCGCTGTCTCCGGTGCTCCCGTCGCCGCCGCCTCCGTCTCCGGTGTCTCCGGGGTGGGCTTCCCCGTCGACCCCGCCGCTGGTGTGTCCTGAGGCCGAGTGGCTGTTGGCCGAGTACCGGGAGGAGCTGCGGGCTTTGGCGGCGGCCACGGCGGACGGCGGCGCTCCGTCCTGCCCCCTGAGGCGTCTGGCCTCGGAGACCGAGGCGGCGGTGGAGCTGCTGTTCCCGGAGCTCCTGCTGCGGGAGGCCGAGTCGGGGGATCGGAGGGATATCTTCGGCTCTCCTCCCCTGTCTCCGGCCGACTGGCCGGATCTGAGCTGCTACGACCCGGAGACCGGCGAGACGGCGAGGGGTTCTTCTTCTTCTGCTTCTGCTTCGCCCCGCGGGAGTCCCGCCGCTTCGGTGTTTTCCCTCGATTGCCCCGAAGAGCCGGGACGAGACTGCGAGTCTTGCTCGCACCACCGGCGGGCGACTGGCGTCGCCGGGGCTCTCTGCAGTCTGTGTTATATGCGCCAGACCTTCCATTGCATTTACAGTTGAGTAGATGATAAAAACGTGATTTTTTTGAGAAAAAGGGAAAGTGAGAAGAAACGGCGCGAGTCTGGAAGGGAGGGGGGAAAAGACAAGAACAGGGGACGTAGTGTACTCTGCGGTTTGGGCGGGTGCCGGGAACACGACATTGGGTGTTGGCCAAGGTCATGGTTAACCGCAACCCCCCTGTGTGTTCTTTTTTTGTGCTCTCTAGGTCCGGTGTCGGAGGAGGAGCTGTGAGTCAGGAGGAGGAGGAAGGGAGTCGCCTCGGGGTGGACTTAAACGCCCGCGGCGATCCGAGCCCCCTCAGACGGTCGCGACGGCGGAGAGCTCGCAGCCCCCGATGGACTTTCTGCTGGTGCTTCTGGATCTTCGGTTGCTGCGGTCCGTGGTGGCCGGCGCCTCGGCTCGGACCGGCGAGTGGAAGCGGAGACTCTGGTTGGGGCGGTTGACCCAGTTGGTGCACCGGACCTGCGAGGAGCAGCGCGAGTCCTTTTTGCGGTCGTTGCCGGGCAACGACGCTTTCCTGCGGTTGCTGCGCGACGGTCGTTTCGAAGTGTACGACACCTACGTGGTGCCGGAGCTGCGTCTGCAGACACCGGGGCAGATCGTCGCCTGTCTGGCGCTGCTGGTGTTTCTGCTGAACGACCTGGACGCTCACGCCGCGCCCCTGCACGGCTTCGACCCGGGTTTTCTCGTGGACCGGCTCTGTGTGCCAGTATGGCAGCGGGCCAAGGCTTTCCGGGCGGTGGAGCAGAGCTCGAAGAGCGCTTCGCCGCCCTCGTAGCGGCGGCGGCGGAAATGGCGCAGGAGGAGGAGGGAGGGCGCCAGGGTCGCGGCCGTCGTCGCCGTGCGGCGGATCGGGGGGAGGAAGAGGAGGAGGAGGAAGGGCAGGGGGAGCCGATGTTGGTGGATCTGGCGGGGGGCGGCGGCGGTGGCGTTGTCGCGCCGCTTGGCGGGAGGGGTGGGGCGGCGCGTCCCCGCGCCGCGGCGGAGAGGGCGTTTCCGCCCTCTCCTCCGCCGGCGCCGCCTCCGTCGGCGAGCCTGGAGGAGGCGGTGGAGCGGGGTCGGGGGTTCGAGTACATCGGGTATCAGGAGGTGGTGGAGGAGTTCCGGGCGTCCCGGGAGATGTTTTTCGAGAAGTACTCGTTCGAGGACATCCGGATGGTGGAGGTGAGCCCGGAGGCGGACTTGGAGGACGCGATCGCGACGCACGCCAAGATCAAGCTGCAGCCGGGGCGCGAGTACCGGCTGTCGTCGCCGCTGGCGATCCGGGCGTGCTGCTACGTGCTGGGGCAGGGGGCGACGATCCGGGTGACGACGAGCGCGCAGCCGGCGATCCGCGTGAGCTCGCTGCAGGTGGGCCCGTCGATCACGGGCATGTGGGGCGTGACTTTCGTGAACTGCCGGTTCGAGCGGGCCCCGGAGCTGCGCGGGGTGCTGATCCGCGCGGCGACGCATGTGCTGTTCCACGGGTGCGCGTTTTCTGGGATTACGGGGACGTGTCTGGAGCTGGGGGCGGGGGGCTACGTCCGGGGCTGCGAGTTTACGTCCTGCTACCGGGGGGTGGCTTCTGTGTCGAGCCGGGACGTGAAGGTGAGGCAGTGCTACTTCGACAAGTGTCTGCTGGGGGTGACGGCGGCGGGCGACTTTCGGCTGTCGGGGAACCTGTCGGTGGAGACGTACTGCTTCGCCCACGTGGCAGGGCGAGGGTCTGATCAAGGGCAACACGGTGAAGTCCCCGACGCGGTGGACGGGGGTCTCGGGCTTCTCGCTGGTGACGTGCGCCGACGGGCAGGTGACGGCGCTGGGCTCGCTGCACGTGGTGGCGCACCGCGGGCGGCGGTGGCCGGTGATGCAGGGCAACGTGTTCGTGCGGGCGAAGCTGTACCTGGGCAACCGGCTGGGCGTGCTGTCGCTGCCGCAGTGCGCCTTCTTCCGGAGCAGCATCTGCGTGGACGCGCGGGCGGCCAACAAGCTGGTGCTGGCGTGCGCGTTCGAGAACGGGGTGACGGTGTACAAGGTGCTGCGGCAGGAGCACCGGCCGACGGTGAAGATGTGCGTCTGCGGCAGCTCCCACTACGCCAACCCGCTGGTGTTCGGCATCATCTCGTCGGAGATCAACAGCACCCGCTACAACTTCACGGTGGACTCGGCGGAGTACTCGTCGGACGACGAGTGACGCGGGAGCCGGGCGGCGAGGAGGGGGCGTCGGTGAGCCGGGGGGCGCGTCCGGGTGGGGGAGGGGCGGCAGGTATAAAGGCGGGGAGGGGGGTTCGGGCGCTCATTTCTTCCCCTCCCCCTCCCGCTGTCGACAGGGCCGGGCGGCGGCGGGCGGCGGCGCGATGGGCGGAGACGGTGACGGCGGCGGAGCGGCACGAGCAAGACCTGCGGGAGGGCACGGGGGTACACGTCCCGTACCTGACGGCGCGCTACCCCAAGTGGCCCGGCGTGGTGCACGACAAGGCGGGCTCGAACATCCTGGGCGGCCTGGTGCTGCCGGCCAACTCGCCGGCGCATCGGAACGCGACGGTGGGCACGGAGCGGACCCGGGACAACCTGCACCTGATCGGACCTGACCGCGCGGAGGAGCAGCGACCCTACATGCCCGTGCGGGACGACGGCTGGGAGGCGGCGTGGCGGCGGCTGGACCGGCTGGAGGCGAGACAGGACGCCCTGGTGGGCGCCCTGACGACCCTGCGGCGGACTCTGGTGGCCTACGTGCAGCCGACGCTGCAGAACGGCGCGCGCAACCCCTTCGCGGAGTGAAGAGTTCGAGCCCGACCCCCTCCCCCTCCCTCGTCCCGACAGCGCCGCCAGCGGCTTGAGTCGGTGCCCTGTGTGGATGTGTGGGTGGGTCGGTGCCGGGCGCGAGGCCAGCCGGCCGAGCCCGGCGGCGCTGTTTCCTAGAACGCGACGCCCTGACCCAGTTCCCTTTTTTCCCTCTGTTCTTGCGGCCGTCTGAATAAACATGAATAAATTGAAAGAGTCTGGAGTCGGTGACGCATTTTTTCTGTGTGTCTCAATGGACTGTCTTTATTGGGGGGACGGGTGGGAAGGTTCTGGGAGGGGAGGGTTGTCCGGGTCGGGGGCGAACGGGGAGTTTGAGGGGGGTTCCCGGTGGGAGCGGTAGTAACGCGTCCAGCGCGCCCGATCGGTGAGGGTCTTGTGGATGCGCAGGAGGGCGTCGTAGAGGAGACACTGCACGTTGAGGTAGAGGGGCACGAGCCCCTCGGAGGGGCTGAGGTAGGTCCACTGCAGCGCCTCGTGTTCGGGGCAGGTGTTGTAGATGATCCAGTCGTACTGTCCATGCCTGGCGTGGAAGGCGAATATGTCCTTGAGGAGGAGGGTGATGGGCAGGGGCAGGGCCTTGGTGTAGATGTTGATGAAGCGGTTGAGCTGCGCGGGGTGCATGCGGGGCGAGATGAGGTGTAGCTTGGCCTGGATCTTGAGGTTGGCGATGTTGCCGCCGAGGTCCTTGCGGGGGTTCATGTTGTGGAGGACGACGAGGACGGTGTAGCCGGTGCAGCGGGGGAACCTGTCGTGAAGCTTGGAGGGGAAGGCGTGGAAGAACTTGGAGACGGCGCGGTGGCGGCCGAGGTCCTCCATGCACTCGTCGAGGATGATGGCGATGGGCCCGCGCTCGGCGGCGCGGGCGAAGACGTTTTGGGGGTGGGTGACGTCGTAGTTGTAGTCCTGGGTGAGCTCGTCGTAGGAGAGGGTGTGGAAGGCGGGGGCGAGGGTGGCGCTGCGGGGCACGAGGGTGCCCTCGGCGCCGGGGGCGAAGTTGCCCTCGCAGATCTGGGTCTGCCAGGCGAGGAGCTCGGCGGGGGGTATCATGTCGACCTGGGGGGCGACGAAGAAGACGGTCTCGGGGGCGGGTTGGATGAGGCCGGTGGACATGAGGTTGCGGAGCAGCTGGGACTTGCCGCAGCCGGTGGGCCCGTAGACGACGCCGATGACGGGCTGCATGGAGAAGTTGAGGGAGCGGCAGGAGCCGTCGGGGGCGAGGAAGGGGACGGTCTCGTTGAGGGCGCGGCGCAGGCGGCGGTTGAAGTCGGCGAGGGCGAGGAGCAGGGGCCCGCCGCCGAGCGCGAGGAGCTCGTCGAGGGAGGCGAAGCCGCGCAGGGGCTTGAGCCCCTCGGCCATGGGCAGGGCGCGGAGCGCGTCCTGGAGGGTCTGGGCGCGCTCCCAGAGCTCGGTGACGTGCTCTAAGGTATCTCCATCCAGCACCAGGCGCGCTCTCTTGGGTTGGGGTGGCTGTTGCTGTAGGGCGCGAGGCGGTGTCGGTCGATGGCGCGGAGGGTGCGGTCCTTCCAGGGCCGGAGGGTGCGGGCGAGGGTGGTCTCGGTGACGGTGAAGGGCTGGGCGCCGGGCTGGCGGGAGACGAGACAGCGTCGGAGGCTGAGGCGGCTGGTGCCGAAGCGGTCGGCGCCGCCCTGCTCGTCGGCGAGGGAGCAGGCGGTGAGGAGGTCGAAGGAGAGCTGGGAGACGGCGTGGCCCTTGGCGCGCACCTTGCCGGGGCCCTCGGCGCCGCAGGCGGGGCAGCGGACGCACTTGAGGGCGTAGAGCTTGGGCGCGAGGAAGACGGACTCTGGGCTGAAGGCGTCGGTGCCGCAGGCGTCGCAGCGGGTCTCGCACTCGACGAGCCAGGTGAGGGCGGGGGCGTCGGGGTCGAAGACGAGCGGGCGGTCCCTACCTTTGAGGCGGTGGCTGCCGCGGGTGTCCATGAGCTCCTTGCCGGCGCGCGTGAGGAACATGCTGTCGGTGTCGCCGTAGACGAACTTGAGCGGGCGGTCCTCGAGCGGCGTGCCGCGGTCGTCGGCGTAGAGGAGCTCGGCCCACTCGGAGATGAAGGCGCGCGTCCAGGCGAGCACGAAGGAGGCGAGGTGCGAGGGGTAGCGGTCGTTGCGCACCAATGGGGAGCGCTTCTCGAGGGTCTGCAGGCAGATGGCGGTGTCGTCGGCGTCGAGGAACGTGATTGGCTTGTAGGTGTAGGTCACGTGGCCGTCGGCGCGCGGCGGGGGGGTATAAAAGGGGGGCTCGGCGTCCGAGTCCGATTCACTGCGTTCCGGGGAGCGTTCCCGCGCGTCGGCGGGAGCGGTAGTAGGAGGAGGAGCTTCGTCTTCCGGTTCCGTCCTCGTCGTCGTCGGGGAGCCCCTTCGGATCGGTGAGTAGCAGACGGCGAACTGGTCGACGACCTGGGCCGAGAGGTTGTCGGTCTCGACGAAGGCGGTGGCGCGCACGTCGTAGGTGCCGTCGGCGATGCCGCGCACGTAGCGCTCCTCGATCTGGTCGGCGAAGACGGTGACGCGGTTGTCGAGGCGGGTGGCGAAGGAGCCGTAGAGGGCGTTGGAGAGGAGCTTGGCGATGCTGCGCAGGGTGACGTTGCCGTCGCGCTCGGCGCGCTCCTTGGCGGCGATGTTGAGGCGGACGTAGTCGCGGGCGAGGCAGCGCCACTCTGGGAAGACGGTGTTGCGGGGGTCGGGCAGCAGGCGCACGGCCCAGCCGCGGTTGTGGAGGGTGACGGCGTCGAGGCAGGTGGCGACCTCGCCGCGGAGGCTCTCGTTGGTCCAGCAGAGGCGGCCGCCGCGGCGCGAGCAGAAGGGCGGCAGGAGGTCGAGCTCGGTCTCCTCGGGCGGGTCGGCGTCGATGGAGAAGATGGCGGGCGGGAGCTCGGGGTCGAAGTAGCTGAGCGGGTCGGGGCCGTCGAGGCGCGCCTGCCAGCGGGCGAGCGCGATGTCGCGCTCGAAGGGCGAGAGGGGGCGGCCGGCGGGGAAGGGGTGCGTGAGGGCGCTGGCGTACATGCCGCAGATGTCGTAGACGTAGAGGGGCTCGCGCAGGACGCCGATGTAGGTGGGGTAGCAGCGGCCGCCGCGGATGCTCTCGCGCACGAAGTCGTACATCTCGTTGGAGGGCGCGAGGAGCTCGTGGCCGAGCGAGGCGCGGCCGGGGCGGCGCGCGCGGAAGAGGAGCTGGCGGAAGAGGGCGTGGGAGTTGGAGGAGATGGTGGGGCGCTGGAAGACGTGGAAGTCGCAGAGGGGCAGGTCGGCGGCGCCGCGGACGAAGTCGCGGTAGCTGTCGGCGAGGCGGCGCACGAGCTCGGCGGTGACGACGACGTCCTGGGCGCAGTAGTCGAGCGTGTGGCGCACGATATCGTAGGTGCGGGTGCCCTCGCGGCGCCAGAGCTCGCGGTTGAGGCGGTACTCCTCGTCGCTGGCCCAGTAGTCGCGGTGCGGGAAGGAGTCGGGGTCGCGGCGGTAGGAGCCGCACATGTAAAACTCGTTGACGGCGCGGTAGGGGCAGCAGCCCTTCTCGACGGGGAGCGCGTAGGCGGCGGCGGCGCGGCGCAGGCTGGTGTGCGTGAGCGCGAAGGTGTCGCGCACCATGAACTTGGCGTACTGGAGGCGGAAGTCGGCGGCGGAGGGGCGGCCGGCCTCCCACTCGGCGTAGTCGCGGCGCGGTTCGGCGGCGGGGTTGGGCAGGCCGAAGAGGAGGTCGTTGAAGAGGATCTTGCCGCAGCGGGGCAGGAAGTTGCGGGAGACGCGGAAGGCGGCGGGCACGGCGGCGCGGTTGTTGATGACCTGCGCGGCGAGGACGATCTCGTCGAAGCCGGAGATGTTGTGGCCGACGACGTAGACCTCGAGGAAGCGTGGGCGGCCGGCGAGCGGCAGGCGGCGGAGGTCGTCGAAGGGGACGTCGCGCGGGTCGGCGAGGCCGGCGCGGCGGCAGTGCTCGAGGAGCGCGGGCTCGTTGTCGGCGAGGAAGTCGCGCCAGAGGAGGTCGACGACGCGGCGCTGCAGCGCGTCGCGGTAGGCCTTGAAGCGCGAGCCGACGCGGCCGCGCTGCGGGTTGAGGCAGTAGTAGGTGCAGGCGCGTCCGCGCCAGCGGTCCCAGCGCTGCTCGGCGGCGAGCGCGTCGGCGATGGCCAGGAGGCGCTCCTCGCCGAAGAGGGTGAAGACGAGCATGAAGGGGACGAGCTGCTTGCCGTGGCGGCCGTGCCAGGTGTACGTCTCGACGTCGTAGACGACGTAGAGGCGCTCGGTGCCGGGCGCGGCGCCGATGGGGAAGAAGCCGATCTCCTCCCACCAGTCGGCGGACTGGGCGCTGACGTGGTGGAAGTAGAAATCGCGGCGGCGGACGCTGCAGGTGTGGACGTGGCGGAAGTAGGAGCCGCAGTGCTCGCAGCGCTCGACCTCGTCGGCGGCGGCGACGAGGTGCAGGCGGCGGCGGTGGACGAGCAGGCGCAGGGGGAAGGGCAGCGGGGGCCGGTCGGGCTCGGGCTCGAGGCGGCAGACGGAGAGGCCGCCGCGGTGGGCGCGGTAGACGACGAGCGGGGGGTTGCAGGCGGCGCGGAGGCGGTCGGCGAAGCCGGCGAGGTCGCGGGGGTCGAGTTCGGGGGGCGGGGGCCGGAGGTGCAGCTGGAAGAGGTTGCGGAGGGCGGGCCCGAGGTCGCGGTGGTAGCGGAGCTGGAGGCAGACGCCGTCCTCGGTGCGGCCGTGGAGCGTGAGGGTGGCGCGGCGCGCGAGCGCGGGCGCGGTCAGAGCACGCGGCGCGGGCCGAGGGGTGGGCGCGCCCGCGGCGGGCGCTCGGGCGGCAGCGGCACGGGGTCGTTGAGCTCGGGCAGGGGCTGGAAGCGGAAGTTGAGGTCGCTGGCGTGCTGCACGACGCGGCGGTTGACGTCCTGGATCTGCGGGTTCTGGGTGAAGGCCACGGGCCCGGTCATCTTGAACCTGAAAGAGAGGTCGACGGACTGAATGGCGGCGTCGTTGAGCGCCGCCTGGCGCAGGATCTCGTCGACGTCGCCGCTGTGCTCGCGGTAGGCGATGTCGCTCATGAAGCGCTCGATCTCCTCCTCGTCGAGCTCGCCGCGGCCGGCGCGGCCGACGGTGGCGGCGAGGTCGACGGAGATGCGGCGCATGAGGCGCGAGAAGGCGTCGACGCCGGGCTCGTTCCAGACGCGGGAGTAGATGACGGCGCCGTCGTCGTCGCGCGCGCGCATGACGATCTGCGCGAGGTTGAGCTCGACGTAGCGGGAGAAGACGCGCTGCAGGCGCAGGCGGTGGTGGAGGTAGTTGAGGGTGGTGGCGACGTGCTCGACGACGAAGAAGTAGATGACCCAGCGGCGCACGGTGGACTCGTTGATGTTGTCGTCGCGTTCGAGCGCGGCGAGGGCCTCGTAGAAGTCGACGGCGAAGTTGAAGAACTGCTCGTTGCGCGCCGAGACCGTGAGCTCGTCCTGCAGCAGGCGGATGGCCTCGGCGATGGCGGCGCGCACCTCCTCGGCGAAGGCGCGCGCGGGCTCGGGCGCCGGCTCCTCCTCCTCTTCCTCGGGCTCGGGGCCCGGCGACGGCGGCGGCGGGGAGGGCGAGGGCGGCGCGGGGCGCGCGACGCGGCGGCGACGCGTGGGCAGGGGGAGGCTGTCGATGAAGCGGCGCACGACCTCGCCGCGGCGGCGGCGCATCTCCTCGGTGACGGCGCGGCCGTTCTCGCGGGGCCGCAGCTCGAAGGCGCCGCCGGCGAGGCCGGCGAGGCCGAGGCCGCCGGGCGGGGCGCGGTGGGGCAGGCTGAGGGCGTCGATGACGTGACTGATGGTCCTCTGTGTCGACTCCGCAGTTTCCGCGCGCACGGTCTCCGCCTGCACCGGATCGCTGAACCTCTCGAGGAAGGCGTCCAGCCAGTCGCAGTCGCAAGGTAAGCTGAGCGGGGGTTCGGGCGCGGGCGAGAGGGGGGCGCGGGACGACGGGCCGGCGGCGTCGGGGTCGGGGTCGGCGACGGGCGGGCGGAGGGAGAGGAGGAAGTTGAAGTAGGCGCTGCGGAGGCGGCGGATGGTGGTGAGTACGAGCAGGTCGCGGCGGCCGGCCTGCTGGATGCGGATGCGCTCGGCGAAGCCCCAGGCCTGGTCCTGGCAGGCGCCGAGGTCCATGCACTGTTCCTGCAGCAGGCGTTCGACGGGCACGCGGCGCGCGTCGGCCATGTCGGTGCGGCCGAAGCCGCGCATGGGGCGGATGAGGGCGAGGTCGGCGACGACGCGCTCGGCGAGCACGGCCTGCTGCACCTGGCGCAGCGTCTCGGCGAAGTTGTCGAGGTCGACGAAGCGGTGGTAGGCGCCGGCGTTGACGGTGTAGGTGCAGTTGGCGAGGGTGGACCAGTCCATGATCTGCTGGTCGAGGCGCACGGTCTCGCGGTAGACGAGGCGGGAGTAGGCGCGGCTCTCGAAGACGTAGTCGTTGCAGACGCGCACGAGGTACTGGTAGCCGATGAGGAAGTGCGGCGGCGGCAGGCGGTAGAGCGGCCAGTCCCGCGTGGCGGGCTGCCGCGCGCCGAGGTTCATGAGCATGAGCGTGGGGTACCGGTAGACGTATCGGGACATCCAGGCCAGGCCGCTGGCGGTGATGGAGGCTCGCGCGAACTCGCGGGCGCGGTTCCAGATGTTCCGTAGCGGGCGGAAGAGCTCCATGGTCTGCAGCGTCTGGCCCGTCAGGCGGGCGCAGTCTCTGGTGCTCTGGGGAGGGTCGAAGGATGGGGAGAGAGAGAGTGGCGGCGGTGTCGGAGCCGCGCGCCCGACGGTTTTTTCTCTCTCTGTCTCTCTTTCTGTTTTGTCTGCCCACCACCACTACTACCACTACTATCCCTACCCAATACCATCCCACCCCGGGGTCTGCAGATGATGCATCCCGCCCTGCGACAGTTGAAGCCGCGCGCGGGCGCGGCCCCGGCGGCGGCGGCGGTGGCGGCGGCGTCGCCGGCGGCCGGGCCGGCGTGCGAGGAGGGCGAGGGTCTGGCGCGGTTGGACGCCCACCCCGAGCGGCACCCGCGCGTGTGTCTGAAGCGGGACGCGGCGGAGGCGGCGGTCCCGCGTGAGAACTTGTTTCGGGACCGCGCGGGCCAGGAGGCGGAGGGCGGACGCGACCTCAAGTTCCGGGCGGGGCGGCAGCTGCGCGCGGACCTGCCGCGGCGGCGCGTGCTGCGGCCGGAGGACTTCGAGGTGGACGAGCGCTCGGGCGTGAGCCCGGCGCGCGCGCACTTGGAGGCGGCCGACCTGGTGCGCGCGTACGAGCAGACGGTGAAGCAGGAGGCCAACTTCCAAAAGTCCTTCAACCACCACGTGCGCACGCTGATGGCGCGCGAGGAGACGGTGCTGGGTCTGATGCACCTGTGGGACTTTGCGGAGGCGTACGCGCAGAACCCCGCCAGCAAGACGCTGACGGCGCAGCTGTTCCTCATCGTGCAGCACCTGCACGACGACGGGATCTTCCGGGAGAGCTTCCTGACGCTGGCGGAGCCCGAGGGCCGCTGGCTGCTGGACCTCCTGAACATCCTGCAGTCGATCGTGGTGCAGGAGCGGCAGCTGTCGCTGTCGGAGCGCGTGGCGGCGGTGAACTACTCGGTGGTGACGCTGGGCAAGCACTACGCGCGGCGCATCTTCAAGAGCCCGTACGTGCCGATGGACAAGGAGGTCAAGATCAGCACGTTCTACATGCGGGCGGTGCTCAAGGTGCTGAACCTGAGCTACGACCTGGGCATGTACCGCAACGAGAAGGTGGAGAAGCTGGCCTCGGTGGGCCGGCGGCGGGAGATGAGCGACGCGGAGCTGCTTTTCAACCTGCGCCGCGCGCTGACGGCGGGCGGCGACGAGGAGGCCTTCAGCTCGGGCGCCGACCTGACGTGGTCGCGGCCGGCTCGGCGCGCCGGGGCGCTGGGGGAGCGGGGGCCGGCCGACGCCGAGGTGGAGGAGGAGATGGACGATGAGGAGCTGGAGGCGGACGAGGACGAGGAGTTCGAGGCTTAGGGCGGGTTCGGGAGGTCGCGCCGCCGCCTGACAGTCCGGCGTCCCCCGCCCCAGGTTCTTTGCAGCCGGCGATGGAGGCGACCACGGCGGGGGCCCCGCCGGACCCGGTGGTGGCGGCGGGGGGCCCGACGGCGGCGGCCGCGGCGGCGGCGACGGGTCGCGCCCCGCGGACGCTGGGTCCGGCGCCGGGCGACCCGGGGATGCAGGCGCTGTTCCAGAGCCAGAGCGCGGCGGAGCAGGAGTGGGCCGGGGCGGTGCGGCGCGTGATGTCGCTGAACCGCGACGGGAGCTTCGCCTCCCGGCCGCGGGCGAACCGCTTCTCGGCCATCTTGGAGGCGGTGGTGCCGGCGCGGCAGGACCCCACGCACGAGAAGGTGCTGGCGCTGGTGAACGCCCTGCTGGAGACGCGCGCCATCCGGCGCGACGAGGCGGGGCAGATGTACTCGGCGCTGCTGCAGCGCGTGTCCAAGTACAACAGCCTGAACGTGCAGACGAACCTGGACCGGCTGGTCCAGGACGTGCGGGAGGCGCTGGCGCAGCGCGAGCTGGCGGGCGCGGACGGCGGGCTGGGGTCGCTGGTAGCGCTGAACGCGTTCCTGGCGACGCAGCCGGCCGTGGTGGAGCGCGGGCAGGAGGACTACACGGCCTTCCTGGGCGCGCTGCGCCTCATGGTGACGGAGGCGCCGCAGTCGGAGGTGTACCGCTCGGGGCCGAGTTTCTTCTTCCAGACGAACCGGCACGGCTCGCAGACGGTGAACCTGACGCGGGCCTTCGAGAACCTGCGGCCGCTGTGGGGCGTGCGCGCGCCGGCGGGCGAGCGCGGCGCCGTCTCGGCGCTGCTGACGCCCAACACGCGGCTGCTGCTGCTGCTGATCGCGCCCTTCACGGACGCGGTGACCGTCTCGCGGGACTCCTACCTGGGGCACCTGCTCACGCTCTACCGCGAGACGATCGGGCAGACGCGGGTGGCGGAGAACACCTTCCAGGAAATCACGGAGGTGAGCCGCGCGCTGGGCGCGGACGACGGCGACAACCTGCAGGCCACGCTTAACTTCCTGCTGACGAACCGGCGCACGCGGCCGCCGGCCGAGTACGCGCTCACGCCCGGCGAGGAGCGCGTGCTGCGCTACGTGCAGCAGGCCGTGAGCCTGCACCTGATGCAGGACGGGACCACGCCGACGACGGCGCTGGACCTGGCGGCGGCCAACCTGGCGCCGTCGTTCTACGCGCAGCACCGGGACTTCGTTAACCGGCTGATGGACTACTTCCAGCGCGCCGCGGCCATGGCGCCCGACTATTTCATGCAGGCGGTGATGAACCCGCACTGGCTCCCGCCGCCCGGGTTCTTCACGCAGGAGTTCGACTTCCCCGAGCCGGACCAGGGCTTCCTCTGGGACGACCTGGACTCGGCGCTGCCCTCCAAGACGGAGAGCCCGGCGCGTGCGGGCCCGTCGCCGAGCCCGCCGCGCCCGCTGACGCCGCCCGGGGCCCCGTTCCCCGCGCTGCCCGCGGCGCCGGGCCGCCGCCTGGCGGCGGCCCTGGACGACGCGGACGTGTTCCGCCCGCCGTCGGTGCGCAACCTGGCCAACAACGGTATCGACACGCTCATCGAGCAGCTGAACCGGCTGGAGCCGTACGCGCTCGAGGAGCGCCGCCGCCGCGCCGAGGAGGCGGCGCGCCGCCGCGCGCGCTCCCCGGTGCGGGGTCCGCGCCGCAAGCGCGGGCGCCGGTCCCCGTCGCCGGTGGGCGCGGCCGCCGCCGCCCCCGACGACGACGGCGACGACGGCGTCTTCCGGCTGCCGGGCCTGGGCGGCTCGGGGCCGGGCGGGCGCCGACGCGGCGGTAACCGCTTCGCGCACCTGATGCCGGCGGGCGGCGCGTTCGCGCGCCACGGCGTCCTGTGACCCACTTACCAGTGCCATCCTTCGTCGAGATGCTGCGAGCGTCGTCTGCCTCTCCCGCGTCCGCCGCCGCCGCCGATGCAGCCGCCGCCGCCGCGCCCGCGGGGCGCCCGGCCGCCTCGGTCCCGCCGCTGCCGCCTCTGCCGCTTAGTCCGCCGCCGCTGTACGAGGAGGTGGTGCTGTCGGAGCCCTCCGCCGCGCGACCGCCGCCGCTGTTCGACGAGCTGCACGTGCCCGCGCGCTACGCCGCGGCCTCTGCCGGAAGAAACAGCATCCGTTACGCGCACCTGCCTCCGCTCTACGACACGACGCGGCTGTTCTTCATCGACAACAAGTCGGCCGACATCAAGAGCCTGAACTACCAGAACGACCACTCGGACTACCTGACGAGCATCGTGCAGAACAGCGACTTCACGCCGCTGGAGGCGGCCAACCAGAGCGTGGAGCTCGACGAGCGCTCGCGCTGGGGCGTCGAGCTCAAGACGCTGCTGCACACCAACCTGCCCAACATCACGGCGCACATGTTCAGCGACTCGTTCCGCGTGCGGCTGATGTCCGCGCGGCGCGACGACGGGAGCGTCGAGTACGACTGGTTCACGCTGACCCTGCCCGAGGGCAACTACTCGGAGACGACGGTCCTGGACCTCATGAACAACGCCGTCTCCGAGTGGTACCTGAAGGTGGGGCGGCAGAACGGCGTGCGCGAGGAGGACATCGGGGTCAAGTTCGACACCCGCAACTTCCGCCTGGGCTACGACCCCGAGACGGGGCTGGTCATGCCCGGCACCTACACCCACGAGGCGGTGCACGCGGACGTGGTGCTGCTGCCGGGCTGCGCCGTGGACTTCACGCACACGCGCCTCAACAACCTGCTGGGCATCCGCAAGCGCTTCCCCTACCAGGAGGGCTTCGTGCTCAAGTACGAGGACCTGCGCGGCGGCAACATCCCCGCGCTGCTGGACCTGGAGGCCTTCTCGCAGGACGCGACCGTCGTGCGCCCCCTGCGCGAGGACCCCCGGGGCCGCAGCTACCACGTGGGCGAGGACCCCGAGGCGGCGCCCACCGACACGGCCTACCGCAGCTGGTACCTGGCCTACAACTACGGCGACCCGGCGAGCGGCGTCCGCGCCAGCACGCTGCTGACGACGGGCGACGTGACGTGCGGCGTCGAGCAGATGTACTGGAGCTTCCCCGACCTGGCCGTGGAGCCGGCCACCTTCAAGGCCTCGCAGCGCACCTCCGACTACCCGGTGGTGGGCACGGATCTGCTGCCGCTGGTGCCGCGCAGCTTCTACAACGCCCAGGCCGTGTACTCGCAGTGGATCGCCGAGCGCACCAACCAGACGCACGTCTTCAACCGCTTCCCCGAGAACCAGATCCTCGCGCGGCCCCCCGCGCCCACCATCACCTCCATCTGCGAGAACGTGCCCCGCCTCACCGACCACGGCGTCGTGCCCGTCCGCAACCGCCTGACGGGCGTGCAGCGCGTCACGCTGACGGACGCGCGACGCCGCACCTGCCCCTACGTGTACAAGAGCCTGGGCATCGCGGCGCCCCGCGTGCTCTCCAGTCGCACCTTCTAACCGGCCTGTGTCTCTGTCTCCCGCTCGCCGTCCTCCTCCGTCGCCGCCGCCGTCGTGCCTCTCCCGTCTCGCCTGCCGTCGCCGCCGCCGCCGCCGCCACCCGACGTCGACCGCGCCGCCCCCCTTCCGCCCGTCCAGCCGCGCCATGGCCATCCTCATCTCGCCCAGCAACAACACCGGGTGGGGCCTGATGGGCTGCAACCGGATGTACGGCGGCGCGCGTGTGCGCTCCGACGCCCACCCCGTCCGGGTCCGCGGACACTACCGCGCCGCCTGGGGTAGCCGCATTGGGCGGGTGCCCCGGGGCCGGCGCCGCCGGCGCGCGGCGCTCACCGTCGGCGAGGCGGCCGCCGTGGCCGACGCGGTGGGCGGGCCCGACGCCGTGGCCGATACCATCGAGGCCGTGGTGGCCGAGGCCCGCCGCTACGGCGGCCGCCGGCGGCGGGGCGCGCGGCGCGTGCGGCGCAGCGGCCGCACGGCGCTGGCGCGGCGCGTGCGCAGCCTTCGCCGGCAGGTGGCGCGCGCGCGCCGCGTGGGCCGGCGCGCCGCGGCCATCGCGGCCGACGCGGCTCTCGCGGCCGCCGCCCCGCGGCGACGGCGGCGGCGCAGCGTCCTGTGGGTGCGCGACGCCGCGTCGGGCGTGCGCGTGCCCGTGACGCGCTCCGTCAGCGCGACCGTGTGAGCCGCTCCCGCCCCGCCCCTTCCGCTTCGCTTTTTTTTTTTCTTCCGCAGCGCTCGTTGCGCAGTAGAGCTTCAATAAAGATGGCCTCCACTGACTCGTCCGCCTTGTCGCGCAGCCTCGTTCTTTGACCCTCCCCGCCGTCGCCGTTTCCGACATGAGCTCGCGCGCCATCAAGCAGGAACTCCTGGAGGCGGTGGCGCCCGAGATTTACGCGCCGCCGACCCGCCGCCGCCGCCTGAAGCGGGAGCGCGCCGCGCCCTACGCCGTGAAGGAAGAGGCGCTCGTCAAGCTGGAGAAGGCCGAGCGCAAAGTTAAGCGTTCGCGGGCCCGCGCGACGGCGTCGGCGGCGGCGGCGGCGGCCGCGTCCACGGCGGCGGCGCTCTCCGGCGTGGACGTCCCGCTGCCCGCCGACGGGTTCGAGGACGACGACGAGCCCGTGGTGGAGTTCGCGTCCGCCCCGCGTCGGCCCTACCGCTGGCGCGGCCGCCGCGTCCGCAAGGTCCTGCGACCCGGCACGGTCGTGACCTTCACGCCGGGAGCGCGGCGGCTCGTCCGCGCCGCCAAGCGCTCCTACGACGAGGTCACGGGCGACGCCGAGGACCTGCTGGCGGAGGCCGCCGCCGGCGAGGGCGAGTTCGCCTACGGCAAGCGCGTCCGCGAGGCGCCCCGCGCCGAGCTGCTGCCCGCGCGGGCCGTGCCCGCCGACGCGGCCGCCGCCTACATGGTCCTCGACGAGGGCAACGACACCCCGGGGCTGAAACCGCTCACCGAGCAGAAGGTGATCCGCTCGCGCAAGCGCGCCGTGGGCTCCGTGGAGCCCACCATCCAGGTGCTGACCGGCAAGCGGCGCCGCCTGGCGGAGAACGGCGACGACGCCGCGGCGACCGGGCCCCCGGTGGCCGCCGTGCAGCTGCGGGACGTGAAGCCCGTGGCCGCCGACCTGGGCATCCAGACGGTGGACGTGCACGTGCCGGAGCACAGCGCGCCCACCGCGGTGGTCCGGTCGTTGAGCCGAGCGGCGCGCGCCGCCCAGCGCGTGGCCGCCGCCGCCGCCGCCGGGCCCGCCGCCGCGCTCAAGACCGAGCCCATGGAGGTGGCCACGGCGCTGACGCCGGCGCCCGTGGCCGCCGCGACCGCCGCGGCGAGCCTGGTGCGGCGCGCGCCCGCCACGCGCTCGGTGGGCACGCAGACGCGGGGCACGCCGTCCCCGGTACTGCGGCTGCGGGCGCCGCGGACCCGGCGCGGGCCCCGTGGGCTGCTGCCCTACTACGTCCTGCATCCCAGCATCGTGCCCACGCCCGGCTACCGCGGGTCCCGCGCGAGCGCCGCGCGCCGGTCCCGGACGACCGTCCGGCGGACGACGACGCGGCGGCGACGGACCGCGGCGACGACGACCGCGCGGCGGCGGCGGAGGGCCCTGCCCGCGACGCTGCTCCTGCCCGGCGTGCGCTACCATCCGTCCATCCGTCAGGCCCCCACGGTGACCCGACTTCGTCGCGTGTAAATTTGCCTCGTTGTCCGCAGGGCGCGTCATGGCCCGCTCCGGCGGCCTCACCTACCGTCTTCGGATCCCCGTCGCCCTGAACCGGCGGCGTTCCCTGGCGCGCCGCCGCCGCGCCCGGATGACCGGCGGCCGCTACCTGCTGCGGCGGCGGCGCCGCGGCCTGCGAGGCGGCTTCCTGCCGCTGCTGGCCCCGATCATCGCCGCGGCCATCGGCGCCATCCCCGGCATCGCCTCCGTGGCGATCCAGGCTTCCCAAAACAAGTAGCCGCGTTGGCGCGGCGCCAATAAACGGGACACTCTGTCGGACCGTCCGCCCGTCGCGGTGTGTGCTTCTTTATTTGGCGTTACGGATGAGTTCTTTTATGTCGTGGGGCCGGGTGGGGGATCGGAGGGAGACGTGTCCGCCCCCCAGGCTCACTGACTGCCGCTTGTGATCGCGCCTCCCTCCCCCTGTTTCCTCTCGGCAGGCCCGCGCCTCCCCGCCGCCTGCGTCCGCTCGTTCGTTCGTTCGTTCGTCCGCCCGCCGTCGCCGCCCCCTCTCGCCATGGACTCCCTCGCGTACGCGTCCCTGGCACCGCGCCAAGGAAACCGGCCGATGCTCAGCGCCTGGGCTGGCATCGGCACCCACGAGATGCACGGCGGGGCGTTCAACTGGGGCAACCTGTGGTCGGGCATCCGTAACCTGGGTGGGACCGTGAAGAACTGGGGTTCGCGGCTGTGGCGCAGCGACGCGAGTCGCGCCCTGCGCGAGCAGCTGAAAAAGACGGGTCTGCAGGAAAAGCTCGTGGAGGGCGTCAGCGCGGGCATCCACGGCGCGGTCGACCTGGGCCGCCAGCGGCTCGAGCGGGCCATCGAGCAGCGCCTGGAGCGGCGGCCGGTGCCGGACGCCGCCCGCGAGCTGGAGGACGTGCCCCCCGAGGCGGTGGCGGCGGCCGAGGAGGAGGCCGCCGCGGAGGCGGCGGCCTCGACCGCGGTCGCGGAGGAGAAGGCGCCGCTGACCGTGGCGCTGCCGCCCAAGCGCGGCCTGGTGTCGACCACCGCCGTGGAGGCGACGCCGGCGGTCGTGCCGGCGGAGCCCCCGCCCACCTACGAGGAGGCGGTGGCGCAGCCGCCGGCGCCGCTGGTGGCGCAGCAGAGCGGCCTGCGGGGCGTGCCGGTGACGCAACCGGCGCAACCCTTCACGCCGGCCGTGCACGAGACGGAGCGGGTGGTGGCGCCGGTGCCCCTGGTGACGGTGCGGCGGCGTCGCGGCTGGGAGAACACCCTGAACGATATCGTGGGCCTGGGCGTGCAGACGCTGAAGCGGCGCCGCTGCTACTGACCGGCCTCCGCGGCAGAGATGGAAAAAAAGAGGAATGACTTGAGCGACGGACCTGTTGTAACTGTGACCCCCCTCCTCCGTCAGACGCGCGCGTGACCCCCCACCACCGGCGAGATGGCGACGCCGTCGATGCTGCCGCAATGGTCGTACATGCACATCGCGGGGCAGGACGCCTCGGAGTACCTGTCCCCCGGTCTGGTGCAGTTCGCCCAGGCGACCGAGAGCTACTTTAACCTCAATAACAAATTCCGCAACCCGACCGTGGCGCCGAGTCACGACGTGACGACGGAGCGGTCGCAGCGGCTGCAGCTGCGCTTCGTGCCGGTGGACCGCGAGGACACGCAGTACTCGTACAAGACGCGTTTCACGCTGGCGGTGGGCGACAACCGCATCCTGGACATGGCGAGCACTTATTTTGACATCCGCGGCACGCTGGACCGGGGCCCCTCGTTCAAGCCCTACAGCGGCACGGCCTACAACAGCCTGGCGCCCCGCAGCTGCCCCAACAACACCGAGTTCGCGCCCGCTCAACCGGGGCACCCCAACCGAGTCTTCGCGCAGGCCAGTTATGTGGCAACCATCGGGGGCCAGCACGACGACCTCAGGGTGGGTTTAGACGACCGAGGTCAGGCCGTGTACGCGGACAGCAGTTACCAACCCGAGCCACAGATCGGCGTGGAAGGCTGGACTTCCGGCACCCTGGCCACTATCGATCAGGCCGGGGGTCGTGTTTTGCGTAATACTCCGGCTCGGCCCTGCTACGGATCGTACGCCGCGCCCACGAATCGCGAAGGCGGTCAGGCCAAAGCCGGCACGGCCGTCAACAAGGAATATTTCCGAGCGGGGAACAACGGAAACCCCAACGCCGTCCTGTACAGCGAAGAGGTGGACCTCAAGACCCCAGACACGCACTTGTTGCACGCAACCGAACCGCCCGCGAACGGGGTGAATTCGGTCGAATCTTTGTCCCAACTGGCGGCCCCCAACCGGCCAAACTACATCGGCTTCCGGGACTGCTTCATCGGCCTCATGTACTACAACAGCGGGGGCAACCTCGGGGTCCTGGCCGGGCAGAGCTCGCAGCTCAACGCGGTGGTCGACCTCCAAGACCGCAACACCGAGCTGTCGTATCAGATGCTGCTGGCCAACACCACGGACCGCAGCCGATACTTCAGTATGTGGAACCAGGCCATGGACACCTACGACCCCGAGGTGCGGGTCATCGACAACATCGGTGTGGAGGACGAGATGCCCAACTACTGCTTCCCCATGTCGGGGGTGGCCTTCGGAACGCCCATGTCGAAAGTGCACAAGCAGCAGAACGCCTGGCAGGCGGTGAATAACGGCGGCGGCATGTACGTGTCCCGCGGCAACCTGGGCGCCATGGAGATCAACCTCTCGGCCAACCTCTGGCGGTCCTTCCTGTACAGCAACGTGGCCCTCTACCTCCCCGACGACCAAAAGTACACGCCCACCAACGTGCGGCTGCCCGCCAACACCAACACCTACGAGTACATGAACGGGCGCAAGCCCCTACAGGGCTTCCTCGACTCCTACGTCAACATCGGCACGCGGTGGTCGCCCGACGCCATGGACAACGTCAACCCCTTCAACCACCACCGCAACGCCGGCCTGCGCTACCGCTCGCAGCTGCTCGGCAACGGCCGCTACTGCGACTTCCACATCCAGGTGCCGCAGAAGTTCTTCGCCGTGCGCAACCTCCTCCTGCTGCCCGGCACCTACACCTACGAGTGGTCCTTCCGCAAGGACGTCAACATGATCCTCCAGTCCACGCTGGGCAACGACCTCCGGGTCGACGGCGCCTCCATCAACATCACCAGCGTCAACCTCTACGCCAGCTTCTTCCCCATGTCCCACAACACCGCCTCGACGCTCGAGGCCATGCTGCGCAACGACACCAACGACCAGTCCTTCAACGACTACCTCTCGGCCGCCAACATGCTCTACCCCATCCCGCCCAACGCCACGCAGCTGCCCATCTCCATCCCCTCGCGGAACTGGGCCGCCTTCCGCGGCTGGAGCTTCACGCGCCTCAAGCAGCGCGAGACGCCCGCGCTCGGCTCCGCCTTCGACCCCTACTTCACCTACTCGGGCACCATCCCCTACCTGGACGGCACCTTCTACCTCAGCCACACCTTCCGCCGCGTCGCCATCCAGTTCGACTCCTCCGTCACCTGGCCCGGCAACGACCGGCTGCTCACGCCCAACGAGTTCGAGATCAAGCGCACCGTGGACGGCGAGGGCTACACCGTGGCGCAGAGCAACATGACCAAGGACTGGTTCCTGGTGCAGATGCTCGCCCACTACAACATGGGCTTCCAGGGCTACCAGCTGCCGCCCGACTACAAGGACCGCACCTTCTCCTTCCTGCACAACTTCACGCCCATGTGCCGCCAGGTGCCCAACCCCGCCAACGAGGGCCACCAGCAGCTGCGCATCACGCGCCTGCACAACAACTCGGGCTTCATCGGCTTCGACACCGGCGCCGGCAGCCGCGAGGGCCACCCCTACCCCGCCAACTGGCCCTACCCGCTCATCGGGCCCGACGCCGTGCCCTCGGTCACGCAGCGCAAGTTCCTCTGCGACCGCACGCTCTGGCGCATCCCCTTCTCCTCCAACTTCATGTCCATGGGCTCCCTCACGGACCTCGGCCAGAACCTGCTCTACGCCAACGCGGCCCACGCGCTCGACATGACCTTCGAGGTCGACCCGATCAATGAGCCCACCCTGCTCTACGTTCTGTTCGAGGTCTTCGACGTGGCCCGCGTCCACCAACCGCACCGCGGCGTCATCGAGGTCGTGTACCTGCGTACGCCCTTCTCAGCCGGCAACGCCACCACCTGAGCAGCAGCGGCAGCACCGACCATGGGCTCGCGCGAGGAGGAGCTGCGGCTCATCGTCCGCGACCTCGGCGTGGCGCCCTACTTCCTGGGCACCTTCGACAAGCGCTTCCCCGGCTTCGTCTCGAAGCACCGCATGGCCTGCGCCATCGTCAACACGGCCGGCCGAGAGACCGGCGGCGTCCACTGGCTGGCCATGGCCTGGCACCCCGCCTCGCAGACCTTCTACCTCTTCGACCCCTTCGGTTTCTCCGACGCCAAACTCAAGCAGGTCTACGAGTTCGAGTACAGCGCGCTGCTCAAGCGCAGCGCCCTCACCTCCACCCCCGACCGCTGCCTGCAGCTCGTCCAAAGCACCCAGTCGGTCCAGGGGCCGCACAGCGCCGCCTGCGGCCTCTTCTGCTGCCTCTTCCTGCACGCCTTCGTGCGCTGGCCCACCCGCGCCATGGACGGGAACCCCACCATGGACCTGGTCGACGGCGTGCCCAACTCCATGCTGCAGAGCCCCACCGCGCAGGGCGTCTTCGCCCGCAACCAGAACCGCCTCTACGCCTTCCTGGCGCGCCACTCGCCCCACTTCGCCCGCAACGCCGCGCGCATCCGCCGCGACACCGCCCTCGACAAGATGCTCACGGCCGACCCCGCCGCCGCAGCCGCCACCGCGGCGTCTTGAGCGCCACCCGCGCTCGTTCGCGCACACACACATATCGACACCGTCGCGTTGGCATAATTGTTTTATTATGGTCATCTGAACGGGCTCGGGAGGGAGGAGGAAAAAAAAAAAATAAAGCGGTAAAAAAAAAAAAACACAGCCTTCGGCGTCCGTTGCTGCCGCGTTCAGAAGAGACTCTCGTCGGCGTCGTACTGATCCATGGGCAGGATGACGTTCTGGTGTTGGTAGGCCGGGTCCCAGCGGAACTCCGGCACCGTCACGGGGGCGGCCTGTTCGTTGAGGGCCGCCCACATCTGCTTGACCAGCTGCAGGGCCGCGATCATGTCGGGCGCGGAGATCTTGAAATCGCAGTTGCGCTGCGCGTTCGCCCGACTCTGTCGGTACACCGGGTTGCAGCACTGGAACACCAGCACGGAGGGGTGCTCCACGCTGGCCAGCAGCTTGGGGTCTTCGACCTGCGCCTTGTCCACCGACGCGCCCGCGTTGATGGAGAAGGGCGTCACCTTGCAGACCTGGCGACCCAGGAGCGGCAGCTGGCTCTGGCCCCAGTTGCAGTCGCATTTGATGGGCATCAGCAGGTGCGTCGTGGCGCTCTGCATTTTCGGGTAGCAGGCCCGCTGGAAGGCCATGATCTGCTGGAAGGCCTGCAGCGCCTTGGCCGCTTCGCTGTAGAACATGCCGCAGGAGCGCCCGCTGAAGGTGCCCGCGTTCAGCGCCGCGTCGTGCTGGCAGCAGGCCGCGTCGTCGTGCCGCAGCTGCACCACATTGCGGTTCCAGCGGTTCGTGGTGATCTTGGTCTTGTGCGGCGTCTCCTTGAGCGCGCGCTGCCCGTTCTCGCTGTTCACGTCCATCTCGATGACGTGGTCGCGGCTCAGCATGGGCAGCCCGTGCAGGCAGTGCAGGTTGCCTCCGCCCTCGCCGTCCGTGCACTGGTGGCGCCAGACCACGCAGCCCGTGGGGCTCCACGACGAGGCGTTGAGACCGGACGTGCGCAGGATGAAGTCGAGGAGGAAGCGGGCCATGACGGTCAGCACCGACTTGTGCGTGCTGTACGTCAGCGGCAGGAACACCTTGCTCTCGTTCAGCCAGGCTTGGCAGGCTTTGCGCAGACACTCGAGCGTCCCGGCGTCCGGCAGCAACGTGAGGCCCTTGACGTCCACCTTCAGGGGGACGCAGATGCCCACGGCCAGATCCATGGCGCGCTGCCACGCCTGCTCGTCGCTGCCCAGGAGGGCGCGGGTGGCGGCCGCGGCCCCGCCGACGCGGGACGCCGCCGCGCCGGGGACGCGGATCCCGGCCGCCGCCGTCGCCACCGTCCGCGGGGGCAGCGTCGGGCTGCCACCCGGCGAGTCGAGCGGCGACGGCGCGCTGCGCCGGGCGGGCTTCCGGGGCGTCGGGGGCGGCATGGCGTCCTCGGCAGCCGGCAGCAGCAGTCGCCGCTTGCGCGCCACCCCGCCGCCGCCGCTCCTGACGGCGACGCCTTCGTCGATGACGAGCGGTCCCAGCTCCTCTTCCTCCCCGCTGCTGTCTGCCGAGCTCGTGGCGCGCCCAAAGTCACCGCTGCGCTTCATTCTCTCCTAGATAACAAGAGATGGCAGAAAGAGGCAGTGAGAGTCTGCGCCAGGAAGTCGGCAGAGAGCAGCAGCAGCAAGAGGGCCCGCCCTCCCCCGGCGCGACGGAAGTGACGGCGTCAGCCGCCGCCGCCTCCGAGGTCGCCGCCCCCGAGGTCGCCGCCCCCGAGGTCGCCACCGCCGCCTCCGAGGTCGCCACCGCCGAGACCGACCCCGAACCTCCCGCTCCTCCTCCTCCTTCCCCGTTACCCGGCGCCGCGCCCCTCCCCGACTCCCCGCCCGCGTCTCCCGAGCGCGGCGCCCAGGACGCCGAAGGTGAGCGCGGAAAGGACAACAACGACGGCCACGACGGCGACGCTAAACAAGACAAGGACGATGGCGCCGGCGACGCGCCCGACGGGGGCCGGCGAGCCGCCCCTTGCTACGTGGACGACGAGGAGACGCTGCTGCGGCACATCGCCCGGCAGGCCGCCATCGTCCGGCAGAGCCTGGAGGACCGGCTGGTCCTCGTGCCCGACGTGGGCGAGCTCAGCCGCGCCTACGAGCGCGAGCTCTTCGCGCCCCGGCGACCCCCGCCCAAGCGCGAGAACGGCACCTGCGAGCCCGACGCCCGCGTCAACTTCTTCCCCGTCTTCTCCGTGCCCGAGACCCTGGCCTCCTACCACATCTTCTTCCACAACCAAAAGATCCCCGTCTCCTGCCGCGCCAACCGCACCCAGACCGACTCGGTGCTGCGCCTGCAAAGCGGCGACGGCCTACCTTGCTTCCCGACGATGCAGCTCGTGCCCAAGATCTTCGAGGGTCTCGGTTCCGACGAGACGGTGGCCGCTAACGCCCTGAAAGAGGCGGAGGACAACAGCGCGTTAGTCGAGCTAGAGGGCGACAGCGCGCGCCTCTCGGTGGTGAAGCGCACCCTGTCCGTCACACACTTCGCCTACCCCGCCATCAGCCTCCCACCCAAGGTCATGACCACGGTCACCGACCGCCTCATCCAGCGCCAGCAGCGCCAACCCCTGAACGGTGAGCACAAGGATGGCGACGACGACGACGAGGAGGACGGGCCCGGCGCGCCCGCTGTCTCGGACGCCGAGCTGGCGCGCTGGCTGGGCCTCGGGCAGCGCGGCGCCGCCGAGACCGACGCGGCCCGCATCGCCGAGGCGCTCGAGGAGCGCCGCAAGCTCATGCTCGCCGTCTGCCTCGTCACGGTGCAGCTCGAGTGCCTGCACCGCTTCTTCACGGCGCCCGAGATGATCCGCCACCTGGGCGAGAACCTGCACTACGCCTTCCGGCACGGCTACGTCAAGCAGGCCTCGCAGATCTCCAACGTGGAGCTCTCGCACGTCATCTCCTACCTCGGCATCCTGCACGAAAACCGCCTGGGCCAGGCCACCCTGCACAGCACGCTGCAGGGCGAGACGCGCCGCGACTACATCCGCGACACCGTCTTCCTCTACCTCGTCTACACCTGGCAGACGGCCATGGGCATCTGGCAGCAGTGCCTGCAGAGCGAGAACCTCGGCGAGCTGCGGAAGCTGCTCGACCGCTCGCGCCGGTCCCTCTGGACCGGCTTCGACGAGCTGACCACCGCGCAGGACCTCGCCGACATCATCTTTCCCGCGCGGCTGCTCAGCGCCTTGCAGGCCGGCCTGCCCGACCTCTTCTCGCAGAGCATGATGCAAAACTTCCGCTCCTTCGTGCTCGAGCGCTCGGGCATCCTGCCCGCGACCACCTGCGCGCTGCCCTCCGACTTCGTGCCCATCAGCTACCGCGAGTGCCCGCCCCCGCTCTGGCCCTACACCTACCTCCTCAAGCTCGCCAACTACCTCATGTACCACAGCGACGTGGCCTACGACCGCACCGGGCCCGGCCTGCTCGAGTGCTACTGTCGCTGCAACCTCTGCACGCCCCACCGCTGCCTGGCCACCAACAACGCCCTGCTCAACGAGACCCAGCTCATCGATACCTTCGAGATCCAGGGGCCCCCGGGCAACGCAGGCGAGCCGGCCAAACCGTCCCTGAAGCTCACCGCGGGTCTCTGGACTTCCGCGTACCTCCGCAAATTTGTACCGGAGGACTACGAGGCGCACAAGATTGCCTTTTACGAGGACCAATCACAGCGCCCGCGCGTGGCCCCCGCCGCCTGTGTCATCACCGAGGACCGGGTGCTCGCCCAATTGCAGGAGATCAAGAAAGCCCGCCAAGAGTTCCTCCTTAAAAGGGGCCACGGCGTCTACCTCGACCCGCAGACCGGAGAAGAACTCAACGGGCCCGCTCCGTCCAGCGTCAGTCAGCATGAGAACCGTCCCGCCCGCGTCGGAACCCGCCGCGGAGGCCGCGGCGGCGGCCTCGGCGACCCTGCCGCCCGTCGCGACGGACGCGGCGCCGCCGACCGTCACGTCGACGACGGCGACGGGCGGCCCGCGGCCCGCCAAGAGGGCCCGGAGGATCGCGACGGTGCCGCTGCCTCGGGCCCCGCGGTCGATGGCGATCTCGCCGGAGGATCTCTCGGACGTCGAGGAGGAGGAGGATCTGGGTCTGAGCCTCTCGGAGGAGGAGGACGAGGAGGAGGAGGACGAGGAGGAGGAGGACGAGGACGAGGTGACGGAGGACGGGGAAGAGCTGCTCACGGAGGAGGAGGAGGGATCCTACAGCGAGCTCAGCGTCGTCGAGGACGACGACGGGGCACCCCCGGAGCCGGCGACCTCGTCGGCGAGGAGCGGGACGCCCGCGCCCACTCGGTGGGATCAGCGCCGTGAATCGGCGCGAGGAGGTAAGCGGCGCTACTGCTCCTGGAAGCGCTTCAAAGCTCCCATCCTCGCCTGCCTGGCCCACAGCGGCGGCAGCGTCGCCTTTGCGCGCCGCTACCTGCTCTTTCGCCACGGGGTCTCGCTGCCGACCAAAGTAATCCAGTACTATAACTCTTACTACAGGGAGGAGCCGGAGGCCGGCGCCCGACCGCCGCACCGCGCCGCCAGCGCCGGCCCGGCCGCGGCGCGGCCGCCGCCGCTCGCGGGCGGCCGCCCCCGCGGAGCCGGACGCCCAGTCGCCGCCGCCGCAGCCAGCAGGATCCGAGTCGCGAGCGCCCGGCCGCGGCCGGGGTCCGCGCCAGCAACGCCACCGCCGCCGTCGCCTCTCGCTGCTCGCCGGCCCCGCACTCCTCGTCGGCGCCGGGGCGCCCGCCCAGTCGCAGCCCCGGCAGCAGAAGCTCCGCGAACTCATCTTTCCCACCCTCTACGCTATATTCCAGCAGACGCGGGCGCAGCGCTGTCACCTTAAGGTCAAAAACCGCTCTCTCCGATCCCTGACGCGCAGCTGCCTCTACCACAACCGCGAGGACCAGCTGCAGCGTACCCTGACGGACGCCGAGACGCTCCTCAGCAAGTACTGCGCGGCTCCGGCACCGCCCGCCGACACCGAGAGGGACTTTAACGCCGCCGCCCCCGCCCCCGTTGGCTCCGCGCCCGCGCACGCGCAACAGCAGCAGACGCCATGAGCAAAGAGATTCCCACCCCGTACGTGTGGACCTTCCAACCGCAGATGGGCGCGACCGCCGGTGCCAGTCAGGATTACTCCACACGCATGAACTGGTTCGGGGCCGGCCCCGACATGATCGCGCAAGTGAACAACATCCGCGACGCCCAAAACCGCATCCTCATGACTCAGAGTGCCATGACCGCCACGCCCCGCAATCTCATCGACCCTCGCGTGTGGCCCGCGCACCTGCTGAAGCAGCCCGCGGTCCCGCCCACCCTCCTGGAATTTCCTCGTAACGAGATCCTGGAACGCCACCTGACGTCGCAGGGCGCGCAGATCGCGGGCGGCGCCGCCGCTGCCGCCCCCTTAAAGCCGGAGCTCCGCGGCTGGGGCCACACCGACGCGCCCGCCCTCACCGCCTCTCTGCTCAGGCCCGACGGTATCTTCCAACTCGGCGGCGGAGGGGGCCGCTCCTCCTTCAACCCCGTGCGGACCGACGCGGCCTTCCACGCCCTGCCGTCGCAGCCGCGCCGCGGCGGCATCGGCGCCCGTCAGTTCGTGGAGGAGTTCGTGCCCGCCGTCTACCTCAACCCCTACGCCGGGCCGCCGGACACCTATCCCGACCAGTTTATCCGCCACTACAGCGTCTACACCGACTCAGTCAGCGGCTACAGCTGACCTGCTGCGCCCGTTCCTCGCCTGCCTCCGCTCCTGCTTCCCCGCCGCCGCCGCCGCCCAGCCCGCCCGCACCGCCGCCGCCGTCACCATGCTCCTCGCTCTTCTCGGAGCCGCCTACTGGGTCCTGCCCCCCGCCGTAGGTACCGAGCTGCGCCTCGAGACCCGCCTGCTGGGGAACGAGAGCACCGAGCTCAGCTGCGACTACGGCAACCTCACCCACCCCGACTCCGTGCTCTGGCTGGCCCAGACCCAGCTGGGACACTGGGTCACCCTCTACCTGGCCGACCGCGGAAACCGCAGCGTCCGCGTGGAGGCCGTGGAGGCGGTGGGGGACGAGCAGAACAGCACCCTCACCGTCCCCCTCGACCTCATGGGCCCCGACACGCCCCTCCGCGTCTGCTGCGGCGTCACCCGGGGTAACGCCTCCGGGAACGCCTGCACCGACACTCTCACGGGGCCCTGTCACCAGCGCGGCTACCCGCTCGAGCTGGAGGTGCACGCCCACCTCCGCCTCGGCCTGCCCATCACCTGGCTGCACGACGTGGAGCCCGTCGTCACCGTGCACGCCGGAGGCAACGTCACCTGGCACATGCCCATCTTCCGATACTTCCTCCGCCCTCGCGGCTACTCCCTGCATATATTCCGCTACGACCACCAGACCGAAGGTCAGTACACGGCCGTCGTTAAGACCGACCCGCACCCGCTCTTTCAGATCTTTGAGCCCCAGCTCTGCGACGTCCTCGTCGAGGAGCGACACCGCCCGCCCCAGGCCGTCCCCGGCGGCGGCGTCGGCCCCCGCGCCGCCGACTACCCGGTCGACGCGCACCTCCACACCACCGTCATCAGCATCGGCCTCCTCACCGTCGGCCTCGTGATCTGCGGCCTCTGCCTGCTCTTCAGCTTCCGCCGCGACCTCGCGACCCTGCGGCGCCGCTCGCAGAACGACTTTCGCCCCATCGTCCGCCACGCCAACGAGGACTGACTCCCCCGCCCGGAGCCGCAGCCGCCGCCGCGTCACCCTGGCCACCCCCTCGCATCGCGGCGTCCCGGCGCCGCCCGGGCCGCCCTCCTCCTCCTCTTCCTCCCTGGAGCTGGACGGGCCCCGCGGCGTCTCGCCCCGGCCGCTCTTCGGCGGCGTCACGCCTGACTCGCCGCGCCTCCAGAGCCTCCGCGACGAGCTCGACTCCCTCGTCGCGCTGCACGAGTGCAAGCGCGCCTTCTTCTGCCCCGTCAAGAGCCACCGCCTCCGCCTCCTCAGCAACGCGGCCGAGCACACCCTAGAGTTCCATAGACCCCCTCACCGCATCTCGCTCACCCACACGGCCGGCGTCAGCCAGCTCCGCCTGGCCGTGCACGACCAGGGCAGCCACGGCGCGCTCTCCTGCAACTGCCCCGCCTTCGACTGCCTCCCCGTCCTCGTCAAAACCCTCTGCGGAGCCCCCGTCCCCGGCCTCTAGACGCGGAGGGGGTGGGAAGGGAGGGAGGGAGCGCTGCCCACCCCTCACCCGATCGATCCGTTCAATAAAGTCGGCCGCCACGGCCATATGATCGCACCGCAACTCACCTCAAGTCTCGTTGTACTTTTTCGCGCGACAAGGCGCCCCGCGCCACGACCCACACCCCCTCCTCGAAGCTCTCGTAGCTGATCTCTCGCGCGTAGGCGTACTTGCGAAAGGTCCGAAAGTCGATGTCGCTCTCAAAATCCCTTCCGTTGTAGGTGACCCTCATCGCGGGCTGCGCGTAGACACAAAACACAAACCGCCGTCATGAAGAGAGTCCGGGAAGGCCCCATCAACCCCGTCTACCCTTACACGCGCAAGCGGCTGCACATCATGCCGCCCTTCTACGCGACGCAGGGGTTCGAGGAGAGCCGGGACGCCACCCTCACGCTGCGCATCGAGCGCCCCCTGTCCTTCGACGCCGCCGGCCGCCTCATCGTGCGCGTCGGCCGCGGGCTCCGCCTGCATCCCGACACGGGCGCGCTGGAGGCCAACGACCTCGCCTCCAGCATCAGCCCGCCGCTCGCGCAGGACAAGGGCGGCAACGTCTCCCTGGCCATCGGCTCCGGCCTCATCGTAGACGAGAACGGCCGCCTCGACCTCAATCGCGGCCCCGGCCTCAGCCTCATCGCCCCCGAGGGCCCCGTCAGGGTCCTCACCGGGCCCGGGCTGCGCCTCACCGCCGAGGGCCAGGTCGCCGCCAAGGTCCCCGACCGAGCCTCCGTGCTCGGCATCGACCAGGACGGCAACCTCCGCGTCCGCCTCGGGCCCCCCTTCCAAGCCAACGAATACGGCCGCCTCGTCATGCAAGTCGGGGAGGGACTCTGGGTCGTCAACAACCGCCTGCGGGTCCGCCTCGCCGCCCACAGCGGTCTCAAGTTCTCCACCGGCAACCTCTCCGCCAACCTCGGCGACGGCCTGGACCTCGACTCGGCCGCGCGCTGCGTCGTCCGCCTCGGCGACGGCCTCCAGTTCGTCGACGGCCGCGTCGCCGCCCTGCCCGGCCGCGGCCTCGCCATCCAGGAGGGCCGCCTGGAGACCCGCGCCGGGGACGGCCTGCAGCTCTCCGACGCCGGCCTCGCCGTGCGCCTCGGCACCGGCCTCGGACTCTCGGCGGAGAAGGCGCTGCAGCTCGACCTCCGCGCCGCCAACGGGCTCGCCGTCGCCGACGGCGTCGTCCGCGCCAACCTCGGCCAGGGCCTACACCTCGTCGGCGACCGCATCACCGTCCGCCTCGGCGACAACCTCCGCTTCTCGGCCGACGGGGCCATCACCACCACCGCACCGCTCGCCCGTCCCGAGGACGCCGAGCAGGCCGAAACCCCCGCGGTCACCGTGTCCGCCCCTCTCACCGCTTCCAACAACCGCATCGGCCTCTCCTTCCGCGAGGGGCTGCAGGTGGTCGACGACGCCCTCACCGTGAAGGTCGGACCCGGTCTGGAGGTCACCAACGCGGGCGTCACGCCGCGACTCGGCGACTACCTGGCGATCGACACCGAGGGCCGTCTCCGCGTCGACCTGCCCGCGGCCCGGGCGCCCCCCACCGAGGCCCCGCTCCACTCGCGCGCCGGCTCCCTCGCCCTGGACGTGGGACCCGGTCTGCAAGTCGCCGACGGTCGCCTCGCCGCCAAGGCGGGACCCGGCGTCCGCGTCAACCCCGAGACGGGGGAGATCAGCGTCCTGCTCGGCTCCGGCCTCACCTTCGGCGAGTCGCGCGTCCGCGCCGGCCGCTACGACGTCCGCCTGCAAGTCAGTAACCCCTTCGCCTTCGCCGAAAACGGCGCCCTCGCGATCTCCGTCGGCTCCGGCCTGCGGGTCAACGGGTCCCGGCTGGAAGCCAACACCGGCCGCGGCATCGCCGTCGACCGGGCCTCCAAGCAGATGCGGGTCGTGGCTGGCCGCGGGCTCGAGTACGTCGAAGAGGAAGAGACGCAGGAGGCCCTCGGCGTCAAGCTAGGCCGCGGGCTGCGCTTCGACAACCGCCGCGGCGCGGAGGTCGCCGCCGGACCCGGGCTCGGCTACGACTCCTCGAACCAGAGCCTCACCGTGCAGCTCGGCGCCGGGCTCATGCTCTCGGGCCAGACCATCGTCTCCAACCCCCACTACCACATCTCCACCCTCTGGACCGGCACTGTGCCGCGTAACAACGTCACCTGGGTGGGCTACACCAACCCCTCCAGCAAGCTCTACCTGCGCCTCACCCGCTTCAGCACCGGCCTCGTCCTGGGCACCCTCTCGATACACAGCGACGCCAACGGTCACTACGTCGAGAACGGCAGCCCCAACCTCACCGTCTACGTCCTGCTGGCCAACGACGGCAACCTCCGCTCCGGTTCCAACGTCCAGGGTACCTGGGAGATCAAGGGCGCCCCGGGTAACTCCCGAGCCGCCTTCCTACCCAGCGCCTCCCTCTACCCGCACCAGTCCCTGCACTTCCTTGACAGCCGCGAGGCGCCTCCCGCCCACAGCCTGACCACCTACGTCGCCCACCTCGGCAAGCAGACCGGTTCCGTCCACGTCACCGTGGGTCTCAACCGCCGCCGCAGCGCCGACACACCTCCGGGGCCCTCCCTGATCTTCTACTACACTAACTTCCAACAGGCCCGCCGCAACCCCTTCTCCCACTCAAACATAACCTTCACCTACTGGACCGATTAACCCCCGCTGAATTAAAAAAAAAAAGTCAGTCTGTACGATCAATAAATCTCTGGTTTATTGTCATTCGAATCACCATCTCCAGCTTTTTTTTTTCATTATAATACATTCACATATATACACACTACACCAGCGTTCGCAGGGTCACGGCCGACTCCCACTCGTCCCGCGGCACCGGGGTGCCAAACCGACACAGGCGGATCAGGTGCCAGTCCCGCCGTCGGTAACCGCCCACCCGCTCGCGGGCCTCCCGGGGCAGCACGGCCAGCAGCGAGACGAAGCGGCGCCGCAGCCGCCGCAGGCAACAGTTCACCCGCACCTCGCTCAGGGGACCGCAGCTCCGGCAGACGAGCACCAGGTAGGTCCCCTCGGCCGCCTCGATCCACAGGTGCTCGCCCCAGTTCACCTGCCGCACGTAGTCGCGCAGGTGGATGCGGTACGCCCCGGTCAGGTAGATGAGGTGCAGGCCGCGCAGATACACGCTTCCCGCGTAGCTCAGCAGGCTCGTGGACAGCTTGGTCATCTCCGCCCGGTAGTACCAGAAGCGACGGTCGAAAGCCGTCCCCAGCACGCACTCTTTTAGCAGACGTTGAAAGTAGACTCCCGCCGAGCGGCACTGCAGGCTGTGAGGCCGATCGCAGTGACAGTGCACGTAGAACCACTCGTAGCCGTGCACGTACCGCGAGCGCCGCCGCGCGGTCGTGGCGAACGTGGTACAGTAGGTGCTCATCAACGCCATCAGGTGGCGCTCGTCAGAAGGAATCAACAGCCGCCAGGGCAGCGGCCAGTGTCCGTGCATGGCGAAGTGGGTCGAGGTGGGTCGCCCCCGAACCATGGCAACCACGTGCAGGGCCTCCTGACAGGCCGGAGTCGGCTCCGCGTTCATAGCGGCCGGTCGATGGAAAAAAAAAAAAAAGCTCACTCGTCGGCCAACAGTCGCACCGCCTCGCGGTACTTGCAGTACATAAAAAAGCAGCGACGCCACAGGGCCGTGCGATCGCGAGACGCCGCCGAGCCGCCCTCGCCGCCGTTCGCCGCGGGCCGCCGACGCTGTCGCGCCAGATAGTGCAGTTCTAAGAGAGCGGCGCGCACCGCCGGGTCTTTGCTGCCTCGGTGGCGGATCCACAGGTGCAGCACGTCCAAGAGAAAACCCTGCATCCAAATCTCGCAGCTGTGAGCGCTCCAACCCAGAGCGGGACAACGTAACTTAAACGGATCCCGACCCGAATGCATAACTGCGGAGGGGAAAACAGAGAAAAAAGCATCAGTCCCCCTCCGTCTGTTTTTTTTTTTACTCACAGGCGCCGACGTCGGAAACGACGGCGGACCACCGGACGCGCGCCCGCGGCGGTGACGACCGCGGCACCCCGCGACGCCGTCCGGGCGGCGCGAGGATCGCCGCCGAGGATCCCGCGGACCTCGCCGAAGTACCAACTGTTCGAAACCCGCGTCCACACGGTCTCGCCGCGCATCACTCGTTCTATCATGCGGTCCCGGCCGCTAAAGATACCGCAGTAGTAGGGGCACTCCCAGGGCAGGCAGGCCAGGAAGCGGGTGACGAACTCCCGAACCCGCCGCGCGCAGGCCTCCGCCTCCTCGGCCGTGGGCCCCGGACAGGAGCGGCAGACCAAGATGAGGCAGCGATCGTCCAGCCCGTCGCCCAGATACAAGTCCTGCGCCACCAGATAGCGCACCCGATCCAGGTGGGCCCCCTGCACGCCCACAAAATTGGTGAAGTAGATCAGGTGGACGCCGAACACGTGGACGCTGCTCACGTAGTACAAGTAACGCGTCCCCAGGCGCGAGAGGTCCCGCCGGAAGCGCGGAAACAAAGCGTCGTAGCGGGTACCCTCCACCGCGCGCTCGAACAGGGCCCGCAGCACCGCGGCCCGCGCGAGTCCGCTCAGGGAATCGCCGCTCTGACGGTGGCAGCAGTACACCCTCCACTCGGCTCGGCCCGTCAGGATGCCCAGCGAGTCGCAACTGCCGTAGAGCACGCAGCCGCAGCGCAGATCCAAGAGACGCGCGTCGGTCGGCGTCAGCAGGGCCGCCACGGGGACGGGAAAGACCCCGAAGTGTTCGAAATACGCCCCGGAGGGCACGTTACGACAGGTGCCGACCTGCCGGAAGGCTTCGCCCGCGCAGGGCCGCAGCGGCAGCTGGGTGGCGCAGGCGGCCTCAGTAGCCTCGGAAAGCATTGTTCACCGGTTGCAGGGTCACCTGCGCCAGCAGCGAAGGGTCCGGCCGGGGGTCGCCCAGGGAACGCAGGTGCCCGATGGAATTGAAAGCCCCGCCGGCCTTCAGGTTGGGCGCCGACCGCACCCAATGATCGCGGATCTCCAGCAGACAGTCCCAGAGGTCCGGGTCGCCCTCTTCGAACTCCGGACCCCCGATGCAGATCAGCAGGGAGAACGAGCCGTCCAACCCGGCCTCGGGAACGCAGGAGACCACGAAGCGGTTCGGCTCCGCCGGCAGGGCGCGCGGTAACGCGCACAGGGCCACCTCCACGGAACGCTGCACCAGCTCCACCGTCGCCTCGCAGACGTCGTCCGCGTACAAGCTCTGGACGTGCTCCAACACCGCAGCCGGGATATGCAAGCGCGACACCGAAGCGTAATACACCCGGGCCATAGCACGGACTCCCCCCGGGTTAAAAAAAAAAAAGCCCCCGCGGAAACACGAAACAGCGGAGCCTTACGCCAAGCGAGCCAGATCCCCCGCACTCGTCGGCAGCAGGATCAACGAAGTCAGCTCCACCAGAGCCAGGTCTAAAGGCGGCAGCGGCGGCTCAGCGTTAGCGGGCAGACTCTGTCCGTAGAGCGATCCCAGGTACCCCGTCCAATCGTCCAAGACCACCACCAGCAGCGAGCAGAGAGCTTGCGAGGTCAGGTCGGTCGCGCTGACGGAAAAGACCAGCGTCACGTATTCGCGGTCCCAAGTGGCAAAACAGCCCACGACCACGCAAGAGGGCACGGGTAGGAGCAGGGGCAGGCTCTCCGCCAGAGCGTCCGCCAGGAAATCTCGCGCCACCCACAGAGCCGGGCGGGTGGTGAACGTAGAGATGTACTCCACCAGGGGCTGCGGCAGGTGAAACTCCACGAAAAAGGACGGCGACCGCCGATGGCTGGTCCCCGACATGAAGAATAAAACGGGGGAACCCGGACAGGAGGTGAAAAAAAAAGGAGGGGAGACAGAGAGAGAGAGGCCGCGGCACCGAGACTGACCTCTCGGTCTTCGGTGGCCTCTTCTCGGCACACTCTCCGTCGCCGAAGTCTTCTCTATTTTTTCTCCACCACCGCCGCCGTCCAGCTCCGCTCCGGCGCTGCGATCGATCAAAGCGGCGGACGGCGGTCTCTTAAGAGCCGAACGCGGGCGAGCGAGGGCGGGGGGAAAAGGACAAAGAACGGTCACGTCAGGACGGGGAAATCGAGAGCGCGGTAAACACCGCGCCCCTGGCGGGCGGGGCGCCCCCCGGCGGGTCAACACAAAGAGCCGGATCCCGGCTGCCCGCATCCGCATACCGCGCCCCGCGGGCAGAAACCGATCCGCTGACGTCAGTTCCGTTCCCACGGTCCGGACTTTGGCCACGGTCAACATGGCTGCCGCCGCGCTTCCGCCCCTGGCTCCGCCCCTTCCGGCACCTCATTTGCATGTTGGCCGCGCGCCAACTGTGCACTGTAGTTTATTGATGATG